CAAATTTAGGTGTAACTATATTTTTTTGGTCTTTACCACAGATACAATAGTATCCATCGTCAGGCCATACACTTTGTAAAAATTCTTTTGTTTGCATTATTCTCTCGAAATATGTTGTGCTACTAAAATAGGGTGGGGCTTGTTACAGCCCCAATATACTTAATTGAGTTTTATTTTAGCAATTAACTCTACTATTTTTGGCTCAATATGTTTTGATGGTTTTGTAATACCAGAGAACCAATCATACACTGTTTGCCTTGATACGTTAAGTTCTTTCGCTACTTGACTCACGGGGTATTTTAATGATATGCATAATTGCCCCAATAATGTGCCTGTTGACTCTTTGGCTTTTTTATTAATCTCAATTATGTTTTGTGAGTAACCCCGCATGTTATGTCCAATCTGATACTAAGTCGTCTAAACTAACATCACCTTGATCAATCTTTGGTGTTGTAGGTGCAGGTGCAGGTTTTTCTGCTACCCGAACTGTAGGCTCTGGAATATCATCTTCTACTTTAGGAGTAGGAGGTTCTACAGGTCTAGAGATAGGTTGTTGTTTTTTTGTTTCAAACTCTTCACCATCATCTTCTTTATTAACATTAACTGTCAAAGTGATTGCACGTTTAGCTTCTTCTGAAGTTGATTTAGCTGAACATACTGCATACTCTTCATCTGACAAACGTTTAATAGCTTTAAAACCAATCTTAGTGCTTGATGAGTCTTCATCAAAAGAAACTCTTGATACTACAGACATTAAGTTTTCACCATTAGCACGAACATAATCTGTATATTCATGTAAAGGCTTGCAGTCTTTTGTTCCATTACCAAAGATAGATTGTGCAGGTAAAGTCATTTGATAAACATCACCATTCATATCATCAGCACGAACTACAGCAATACGTCTACTAAATCGACATGCTTTTGTTCCGTTAGCGCCTGAACCCTTGATATTTTGTGGACATGCCAAACATGTTTCAGCTTGTTTCTCTACTACTGCCTCATCAGGTTTTTGACTATCAGATGTCCAACATGTTGGTGGAGGCATCTTCTCACCTGGCACATATGCTTTAGAGAAATACATTCTGTGCACATGTGGTGATGCATTAACAATAACTACGTCAAGTGCGTCTTGATTAGACTTCTCAACTTCTTTACCATTAACCATTAATCTAAACTTACCACCTCGTATAGAAATACGTTTAGCAGTAACTGAACTGCCTGTTATATTTGCAGTGAAGCCATCATCACGACGAGTGTGTGTTGCTACTGCGGTGCTACCAAATACATCTAAATCTGTGCTCATACATTCTCCTTATTTTCTCTACTTTTAGTTATTCTTACTGTGTATTCACTTGTTGCTTGTAATCCTGGCGGTGCTTTGTCTGGATTTAATTCTAAATATTCTTTTACTGCTGACTGCACCAATCTTTTTTCAAAGAATTCTGGTAACTTATTTTCTAATATAAACTCATACATACTAGGCCAATCGCTTGACCAATATCTAGTTTTAAGTGTTCTTGATAATGTTCCTACTTTAGTTTTTAAACTAGTTACATTTAAAGTTCTGCATGCTTCATTAAGAGCCATATCAACTTTATCTCTTTGCACTTTAATTTCAGAGATTTGTTTTTCTAACTCATCAATTTTTTCTCGCATATTGACAGAAGCCTGCATTAGCTTCTCAATCTTATTATCATCTAATTCCACATTTACTCCTTTCAATAACTAAGGATAACAGTATAGCACACTTATTTACAATGTCAACTATATTTTTGATCAATTAAATATCCATAAGTAAGTATTACCCAAAAGGCAAATTGTAATAATTCTTCAGGTGTGGCATTACCTTTCATTGTATTAGCCCTATGACTTATAACTTGTATGTTTCCTTTAACATAGCCTCTATTATTATTTATCCTATCAAGTGATGGGGAATTAGTTTTAGGGCCTCTTTTACCTCCTTTTATAGCCTCTCTAAAAATTGGGATATTTAATACGGGGCATTTATCAGGAATGATTAAGTCTTCTATATCTAAATTAAACTCAATATTATGTTTTTTAGCACGGGATTTTATTAACACATACATACTTCTTATAGGGTTTTTTTGTCTATAAACAGTAGTTCTTTCTTTTTGATATTCTTTATATGCATCACCTAAACTTTTTCTATATTTTCTAAGTCTTGTTAATACTTGATCTTTATTTTCTTCATAATATTGTTTGTGCTGTGCTTTTACTAAGTCTTTATTTTTTTGATACCATTCTTTTTGATATTGTTTTGCTTTTTCAGGGTCTTTATGCGCCATCTTCAAACTCCTCTTTATAAAGATCAACTAATTTAACATGATTATCAATTTTATTTTGAAGCATTGAATAGATTCTTTTTTCAACAGGACTACCTTGTAGATGAACCACAGTCATTTTATTTTTTTGTCCTGCTCTATCCATACGTGCACAACACTGTATGTATGTTTCAACTGACATAACAGGTGACCAAAACACAACTACGTTAGCTGCGTGGAGTGTAACTCCATGTGATGCAGCTTGAGGTTGTATTACCAATACTTGTGGGTCTTTCTTTTCTTGGAAGTTTTTAAATATATCTGTGCGAACATTCATAGATACATCACCATGTATGGCAGCACATGTAATTTTATCTTTGTGTAACTCTGTAAGTATTTTTTCTATACTGTGACGGAAAGGACAAAACACAATAACTTTATGACTTGCTTCATCTATAATTTCTTTGAGAGCAGTCATGCGATTAGATATATCAAACTCAATAACTTCGCCTGTATCTGAATATACTGCCCCTGCACTTACTTGTAAGAGTTTTGTTAAGACTACACCTGCAGTAACCGCTGTAATATCTTCTCCTCCAGCTTGCATAAATCTATCTTTTTTAAACTTCTTATAATATTTATCTTGTTGAGGAGTAAGAGGAACTTCACGAGTTGTGTATAGCACATCAGGTAAATCTAAACATTCGTCTTTGGTATAACGAATGGCGGGTTGTAATGTTTTAAATACTATATCTTGTGCGTTAAATCTAGGCACCCAGGTGAACTGGCTGACTTTCTGCATTACCATATCCTTAAAAGTTCCTGCATATTTTGGAACGGATGCGGGGTTCACAAGTCTAGCCAGTCCATATGCGTCAGCTGGTGATTGAGCAGCGGGTGTTCCTGTCATAAGCCATAACCATGTGTTAGGAGTTAGAACACGGTTTAGTGACTTCCAGCGACGTGTTGTGACAGTCTTGACATAGTTAGCCTCATCGACAACTATTAAATCAAAACCGCCAGATTTAATTTCTTTCTCTACTATTTCTATACCGTCATAGTTAATTATAACTACGTCTGTATTTTCTGCAAATACTTTCTTGCGCTTTTCAGCATTACCATGAGCAATACCTACTGATCTATGCATAGCTGTTTTAAAAAAATCTGATTGCCATGCTGCTTGCATAATAGATAGTGGGCACACTACTAACATACGTCTTATCTTACCTACTTTCATAAGATAATCGGCAGCCCATATAACTGCTGATGTTTTCCCTGTGCCTGCTTCACTCAAACAATATGCACGTTTGTGTGCTGATAAAAATTCAGCAGTGGTTTTTTGATGATCAAAAGGTTTATGTATACCTGGGAAGTCGTAGTCACGTGTTATGGGAGAAGGTGGATTTTTAACCTTCATATCAGATAGTGTTAAGACTTCATCTAAGCCCCAATTAACAGCTACTTGTGTGACACCATTATCATAAGTTTTTATGATTTTACTTTTAGGTATCTTATTTAAAATAATTTCTGGACGTTTTGTATTAACAATCAACGCCTTATCTTTATACACTTCCAATGCAATCTCCTAGATAAAAATAGACGTGCCACCGAGAGAGGTAGTGACACGTCTACACACTGCAGTGTTAACACATAGATCGAAAGGCTTTACTGAAAGCTTCTATTGTTAACTGACGTGGTTTTTACGCACTCACGCCTTGCGTTGCGAAACTTATTTTTTCTTAGTTACGTTTTTCTTTAATGAACCATCACTATTTCGTGGGAACGAACTGTTCGCACTCTTACTTTTAATTCTCATATTGCTTGGTGTATTAGCCCCACCTTTACTAAGAGGAATGATATGGTCTACATCTTTACCATCACCCTTATGCACTTTACCAGCTTTCATCATCATTCGTCTAGCTTTATTTCTAGCAACACGTTTTTTAATTTGATCAGGTTGTGCTTTGTATTCGTTTTCTTTTTGATAATCTCTTGCCATTATTTTCCCCAATGTGAACATGATTGAACGGGACAGAACTTCCTACATGCAAAATTAGGGACTGCATTAAAAGTTCCTGACTTATGAGCGGCATCTATCCTATATGTTATTTTACCCCATTCTTCAAACATTTCATCTACTTTGTCAACTGTGTAGTCCTCTTTTAATATTTCTTTACTTACTAAAAATACTAAACCAGACTTGACTTTTTGCATATCAGGAAAGTGTTTAAATATAGCTACACTAAATAAAGATAACTGTCTAGTATCGGCATATTGACTTGACTTGCCTGTCTTATAATCAATCAAGGTAGCTAATTTAGTTTCGGGATTGACAACAAGTAAATCTATTACCCCACGCCACCAAACATTAGATGCAAAAAAATCACATGGTTCTAAATCTTTTGTCAATCCTAATTTATATTCGCAATATTTATCACCTGGAATAGAAATTAATTTGTCAAGTGTAGGTTGAAACATATTAAACTTATCAGGCAAAGGAGTTGCGTTCTTAACATATAACTCACAAGCTTTGTGAACTTCGTTACCATAAAGAAAATGTTCTGTATTCGGGTCTTGCTTAATATCTTTTGCTACATACAGATGATAGTATTGTTTGGGACATTTTTCAAATGTGGTAGCACTTGAATAAGACCACGTTTTAAATTCAGCCATTAGTCTTCTTTCTTTTGGACTTCGCCTGTTGATTTATTAAGTTCATATTCATATAAGTGTGGAGATACATCATCGCTTGGTTTTTTCTTTCTAAAAATTAAATCAAAGTTTTTTTCAAACTGTTCATTATTAGGTTTAGATTGTAACCAATCTCCTGTTACATCATTACGTGCAGTCTTTTTCATATGTTCCCTTTACTATCTTTAAAACATCATCATAACTATGTATATATGATTTTAAGCAATATGCAGTTCTTATAGCATTAGGTTTACATTTTACACTATGTATTTGCTTTACGTCTAATACATATATGTCACCATATGCTGCTTTAAATTTACCTATAACATCTAAATCTTTTTCTTGATATAACGCACCATCTGTTTGATTAGGTAGTTTCTCAATATATGGGGCAACACCTTCTTTAACTTTATGAAAACTTGTTACACCTTCTGCCGTATCAACATAAAAATTAATGACTGCTTTAATCTTTGTATCAGTATGTGGAATTACATTCTCTATATTTATAAATATAAGAGCGGGTTCAAAATCTTTTCTATAATCTTTAGGTATTATTTCTAAAAGCTTATCACTTGTTTGTTTATCTATTTTGTATGTGGTATATCCATAAAACCGCCCACCTATAGTTACACCATATCTAACAAGAATTTCGCTTTCATTTTTTGTATGTAGTGTATGTTTATAGGGTAACAACTCAAACATTACTTAGCATCCATGTAATTATCGCCAACACCTATTTCACAACCTAGTGGTAAATCACTACACCAATGTGGAGCAGTAGTCATACATTGTTGAACGTAATATTTACATTCATTTACTTCTTCCTCTTTACACAACATCACAAGTTCATCATGCACAGTCATAACGACAGGATACCTTTTCGATACTTGTATTAATTGTTCTGCAATTATATCACGAGCCAATGACTGTATGCAACGTTGAAATGTTTTAGAGGGGTGAATATATTCAGGAATAATAGTTCTTCCCATTAACTTATCATATGCCCAAGACTCACCTGTTTCTGTTTTTAATTTACGAAGGTTAGGTAATCCTAACATCATACCATTAGGTTTCATCATACCTTCATGCGGAACACTTGTGATGATGCCACCATTACCCATTTTATATACTTGTCCTGCACGAACACTTTCCAACATTGTGCCTGCATCCTGCCACGCTTCAACCAATTCAGGATTAGCACGACGATACGCATACACAATGTTCTTAACTTCTTGTATGTCTTTTTCAACACCACCTTGTTTTAAGATAGAGTGCATCTTATTAGCACCTACACCATAAATACCTGATAAGTTTACTACCTTAAATATAAAGCGTAAGTCTTTAGATACTTCATCATATGGTGTGCCTGTAATATCGGCGGCTGATTGTTTATATAAATCAATACCATCTTTAATCTGCTGTATCTTTCCATATGATTGTGCAAACCAATAGGCTAGTCTTAACTCAATATTACTTAAGTCTGATGCTACTAACTTATATCCTTTTGGTGCACAAATAGCACGACGTAACTCAGAGGTTCTTGGTAAGTTTTGCAAGTTAATCCCATCAACGCCTGACCATCGATGGGATACGACTGCCCCTGAATACTTGAGTGGAACAGGTAACTTACCCCTGTTAGCTATTAAAATAAAGTTTTCTGTTCTGGTTTCTTCGAGCGTAGATTTATTGCCAATACGCGCCGCAGCAAGTGCTTGCACAAATGGGTTCTCATGATCCAATAAATCTTTAAATCCTTCATCAGTCTTTGCAAAAGCATATGTTTCCTTTCCTGTGGTTGCACTAATTTTTGTTGGGGGTGTGATACCTTGTTCAATAAGTAACTCAGCAAACTTAGGGTTACTCATAAGTAGTTCTTTATCTACGGCTACTGACGCTAGTAGTTTTTCTTTAGCGTCTTTAACTTCGTGGAGATGTTTAATTAATAAACCTTTGTTAAGTTCTAACTTAGGTTCTGTAAACATACGGATAGTTAAATCAATAAGCTTCATTTCAGGTGCAGTAAACTTATCTTTTAACTCTGTGAATAATTCGTAGGTTAGTTCTACGTCATTGATACAATATTTAGCGTATGCACCCATTTCGCTTGCTGTAAAATCTGCACGTCTTTTACCTAAAGCATCTAATACTTCTGTGCCTTTCTCTCCTAAGTTGTATAACTTAGATAGATTAGCTAAAGATACTGACTCAGTTAAACCATGTAGGATTTGAGCCATACTCATCGTATCAAATAAACCTAGTGGGTGTATGTCATACTTCCATGAAAGAATGGCTGCATCAAATCTCATGTTATGTCCTAACACAAAATGTTTATGCATTTCAAACATGTCTAAAAAAGCTTTTATTTCTTCGTGTGTGCCTGTGCACCACTTGGTTACACCATCAGATTTAACTGCAACTCCTATGGTTTCAAAGCGATCATCACGTATATACTCTTCGGTAGTAAACTTTTTTAACCCATATTCTTTATCATAATAGGTTTCGAAGTCAATCGTTATTAGTTTTGGCATCTGTATCCTTATTCATTGTATGAATATGTTTTTCTTTTGGTATAGTAAATGTTTCAAGCGGTATGTCTTTTCTTTTATAAGCATTATCACGACCTAATTTATATCCCGCTTTCCATGCCTCCCACATCTTTTCATCGTCATACTTTAATGCACATAATGAAGGGCTTTGTAAATAAAATCTTTCATACCATAACTTAAACTCTTCGGAAGGTTTCTCTTTGTGTAACTTTGTGGTGAGTTCTTCACTCATTTCAGTATGCTCCAACAAATTTTTAACTTATCCCAAAACGATAACTTGCCTGTGTTTGCTACCATGTAATCTGCTAATGCTTTTTGTATGCCTGCCTGCAATATAACTTCTCTGCCTGCTTGGTTCATATCTAGCGTTAACTTGCAATCACCTTGTTTTGTATCTTTAATACTAACTACTTTGATGTATGGTTTAGCCATTATTTTTTCTTCCTTTGTTTAATTCCGTTAGCTTTTCCTATTTGATATAAAACAATCCCTATACTAATAAGCCCTAACCATAGAACAATAGGTAACATTATTTGTTCATAACAATTCATTATTTCCCCCTAACTCGAGCCTTGACTGCATGCTCATAGATTGCAGCGATGTCAATAATTTCTTCTGACTTTAATCCTTTAGGTCTAATTTTGATAACACCATGATGTATGGTTACGATAAGGTTACGTTCGCCACGATCGAATGTCGTAGCAGAAGTCTCCCTAATGGTAGGCTTCGTTGACTTTGTTGCCATAACTCTCTCCTTTTATTTGCGTCTATTGACGTGGTAGTCCCAATCGTCAGCGCAATCTTTATCACACCAACGTCTTGAGTCATTAAGTTTCGTGCCACAATTTAAACAGTGACCTGTCCCTTGAATATATTTAATGCTATCCATTTCCTTTCGGCGAATAGCATCTTCTTTTTCTAATCTATCTTGCGTTTTATCTGCATCATCTGACATGTTTAAGCTTTTGTAATATCAATCTAATTATAAATAGGTCAATAACTATAGAAACTTTATAAGGCATTTCTTCCTCTAGGTATCTAATTTCTAAGCCTACCATAACTCCTGATATTAACGCAAGCTGAAATACCCACATTATTTAGAATTCACAGTCTGTTTCTCAACAAATGTTACTAATTCATTAACATACCATTGTGCTTTCTTCAAGTCCATAAGCGTTGATTCTTTTAACCCAGCCCTTGACAAATATTTAATTGCAGTTAAACGTAAGTGTCCCGAAAATTCTTCGGGTGTTGACTTAGCTTCCATATAGTCTATGGTTTCAATACCACCATGTGTGTAGTGTGGTGGCTGATTAACCATATCTTCTTTTATTCTGTTTGCTTGTCCCATACTTACTCGTTGCATCATTTGATATAAATTATCTGTAGCTATATCTAATCTATGTTTAGGTCTTGCCATTCTTGTCTCCTTATATTTATTTAATATCTTTTTTAACATTGTCATGTAAGTGTCTCCAATCGTTGTTCTAATGCCTCTAAATCATTTTCATTTACTACTAATGCAATACCATCATTGTCTCGTATAGCTTCAAGGTTTCGTAACTGTATTTCTGTAGGACGGTTCTTGCCTGCCTTACATTCTATACCTACAAATCTACCTCTTACACACGCAACAATATCAGGCACACCTAAACTCTGATACGGACCTGCAACAGGAAAGAAGTAATACAGATGCCTAGCTTTAAGCATCTTAACTACCTGTTGCTTAACCCATTTTTCTTTTACCTTAACTTCTTTCATTTTGGCAATTCCATAATACGTCTTACTACTTCTGCTTTCTTGTTATGAAACTCCATAGATTTTTGGTCAAGTAACCTTGTGTCTATTTGTTTCTTAAAGGCTTCATCTATTCTTAGCATCGCCGCTTTGTAATCTAAATATATTTCATCAGATTTATTTTCGGGAATGATAAAAAATTGTCCATCTCTTACACCTACATGTTCTATATACCTACTAGGCTCTGCTAGTTTTAATATAGCAATCTTTTCTTTATCTTCTTGTGGCACGATAGATGAGTTCTCATCTATAACGTGGTATATTTTCATATGGTCTCCATAATTTCATTGACTCGAGCAAGTATTTCTTGTCTTGCACCTATGCTATCTCGTAACTCATCTGCTGTGACACCCACTAGAGATTGTTCTAAAGCTTGTCTTGCTTTCTCTAATTTAGGGTCGTTTGTTACATTAAGCCTTGTTAACAGATTTGTCAACTCTAATGCATTATCTACCAAACTATTTCTAAATATCTTTTTATCTTCACCACTTAATCTATCTATCATATGTTCTAGTGTGGTGTGTAGTCTTGACCATGCATCACTCATGGCGGCTTCAACTCTACCTTCGTATGCCTTCTGATATTCTTTTTGCATTTCATCACGAATATCATCTGCGATGTCAACACGGAAGTCATTTGTTTCAGGCACAGGCATAATAGTATATCTTAAGTTAAACTTATTTGCAATCTTATCTGCATCGGGGTATTCTGCTCTGTCAAACAACTTACCTAATTTAAAAGCCATACCTTGTATGATGTTAGGATATTGTTGTATAAATGTATTTATACGAGATTTAAACTCAGCCTCATACACTCCTAGCTGATGTTTGTAATCAAAGAAGTTAGTCATAGGTAACAATCGTGTGCCTGTATCTGACCAAGGCAGAGTTTGCCTACCATGCCAATCACGAATTTCATTTGCTAACTTTGTGATAGCATCTAGTTGGTCTGAACCTGCAAGGATATGTTTGTTATAATTACCTGCCTTGATGGTTGTGTTTTTGTTAATATCAATTTCTTTAGACACATTCTTATCTAGTTTCCTAGCTGTCCATACTGATATGTTTAAGTCAATTAAAACTGCACTGCTTGCTATACTGATACTCATTTTATTTCCTCCTCTATGTTAATAATTTTATGTAATGCAGGGTGATACAATAGATGTTTGTATGTTTCTTCAAAATCTAATCTTTTGTATTTCCATTTTGGTTTTTTATCTTTGAACCAATCTGTATCTACTAACTGCATCAATACATGATGCAAAGCCCAATAGTCCATACGATACTCTTCATCGTTGTGGTCTCTCACAGATATAACTGTTCCCCATTTGCAAGTTAACAAGTTTACGCTTTTAGGTTTAGGCATAATATTCATCCTCATCACGGTCTGTTTGTTCATATGGCAACGCATATGAATATTCTTCCCGACCTAATACGATAGGGAACTCAGTCATATCGGGTAGTTTCTCTAGCAATCCGTTAACTTTGTGGTCTTTAGCTAGCTTAATTCTGCCCACAGCGTGAATTTTATTTCTTACTATATAATCAATATATTGCAAATCAGCATTACCTATGGTGGGTCGCTCTAATATAACTCTTTCTAGTCGTCGTATATTTAAGTCCCATGTATCTCGGTAGTGACCACCGCCTTCGGGAGGAGATAGTTTTGTAATAGCTAATGCCCCTTCTATTTCATTAAAGATGGGGTGGTCAGTAGGTATACCTTTCCATGCAAGATAACTATTACTTTCATTACCTACAATAAAATGTGGTATATCATATTCACGCAATATACTTCTAGATATGTATGAAGTAGTAGCATCACCACTTGTGGCATAACCATTCTCCACTTGTTTTACTACTCGTTTTAATTGATTTTTAGTAAGGTTTCCTATATCAATATTTACTTCTATGTCTTTTGCAATTCTTAATAAGTTATAATGTATTTGAATTTCTTGCATATTATTCTCCTTAGTTATATCCCATAATGTCATAAACTTTTACAGGCAATACACCTAGCGTTTTATTTTGTAATCCTGTTAAAAAGTCTTCTACTTCTTTAGGCAACTCTTGGTCTACTTTCATAGCTTTTTTGAGTACCTTTTTAAATTCCCCTAATCTATATGATGATATAGAGCCATTTGTGTGTTGTTCTTCTGCGTTTTTGATAGCTTCATCTAGAGACTCTATCCACCAACTACTTTTTTCTTCCGATAGTTTAGCCATAGATGCTGTTTCTTTTAATGCTTGAAAGAAAGGATGACCGTTGGGAAGATTTCTCCATTTAAATTCATAGTTATCATAAACAAAATGTGGAAAGTCATGCCCTTTTCTAATCCACCTAGCCAAGTGTGCAGTCATAGAGTTACCCCTAGATATACACCCTGTTCTTAACTGCTTAACTACATTTTTAATTTGCCTATCTGTAAATTTATTGAAGTCAATATTCATTACGATAGTTTCTGCATACTGCGTTAGTTCATTTGAAATATTCAAAGACATTTCTCTCTCCTTTAGTTATGAACATTTTTAACAAGTGTTAAGAATGTTCGGTTAGTCTTCAATGTGAATTGTTTTACCATGTGGTGATGTGATATGTTTGCTAGTAATCGCCCATAGTGTTGGGTATTCCCAATTACCACCAAAGTCATCTTCCACATAACCGTCTGTTAGAATAATGATAGCCTCGGGTTGTATGCGTTTATCTTTGATATACTGATTAACACACCCAACATGAGTGCCACCCCCACCTGCAGGTTTAGTTGACTGCACCAATGATTTGTAATCACCTTGATGATATGTCTCATGTCCTGCAACAACCGTATCCCAATACAACAACTCTATACTTGATGGGGATACATCATCACATATAGCTACAACTTCTGTTAAGAACTCATTAAGTTCCTTGTCACCAATAGAACCCGATGTGTCAATACCAATAACTACTTGACCTATGGCTTCACCTATCATGCTAGGCATGTATATATCATGTCCAATGAAACGCTTGTGTGGTCGTTTCCATGATGTCCTATCTTTGTTTTTGCATGTGCTGTTTACAAACTCACGCAACTGTTCACGCCAATTTACTTTAGGTTCAAGTATCTCGTTAATACTTCTGTTCTTATTACCTTGCATCTTGCCACGAATAATTTCACCTTGACGCAACGCTTGGTCTATCTGCTTAGCTGTCTCTTTAACTTCTTCATCAGACATACTTTCAGAACCTTCCCAATCATGTGTGTCATGCCCATCTTTACCACCACCCCCACCATTACTTTCGGCATCTTTCTTGAGTAAGTCAAAGACTTGTTTGGTGGTCATGCCTGCATACTTCTTATCAAACAAAGCAGACGATGGCATCATGGTTATCTCATTCCTATCATCAGCTTCATAGATAGAATAGTTAACTACATAGTCAGCCGCCATGTTTGCTAGCATGGGGTTTTGTTTCCATAGCTTTTTCCACAAGTGCATGTGTTGGTATGCTTTGTGTAGTGCTTCATGTAACACGACAAAGTTTAGTTCTTTGTCATTCAATGTATCAATGAACTTCGGGTTATACATGACATCACGACCATTGGTTGCCGCAGTGGGTAGTTCGTCTGTAAACTTAACCTTGCCCACCGACAACACACCTGCAAACATACAGAATTGTTTGCTACGCATTATCGCTATGTGGGACTTCGTGACTCTTTGTTCACTTGTTAGTGCCATATATCCTCCTAGAAGTATTGGTTATTCTTAACTGCCCAATCAACAAACGATTTGTTCTGAGCCGCAACTTGTTTGCGTGATGATGCCATGATGTTGACTGCGAACAGGGCTTGTATTTCCATAGGTAGTCGTTGTAAGTAAGTCAACCACGCATCCATATGTTTATCTGTGATAGACATAAGTTCTCGCATGACTAGAATTACACGAGCCGCAGGGTCGCTTGGTATTTGTGCTTTCTCGGGTTCTTGATAGATACTTTCTTTCGTTGGTAGTCCATCTGCAAGACTGAAGTATGCAGACATATCTCTTGCCGCAGACTCACCGATAGTGCCTGTGAGTGCTACCATTGTGGTATCTTCACCAAGTGTGTGACGCTGTTTAACAATGAACGATGCTTTCTCTAGTGAACGAGGTGATACAAACGCCTCTTGTTGTTTACGAGGATTGTATATATACATGTTCTCTTTCTGTGCTTCATCTGTATAACAGGCTAGTGCATGGGGAAATTGTTTTACCCAAGCTACAACTTCGGGTGCTACTTGATTATCAATAGCCCAATTAATCCATTCATCATCGTTAGGATTGCGAACCGTAACTGCTGTCAGTCTGTTCTTGGCATGTGCTTTCATAGTATCGCCTACACCATCTGTTGTTAGATTACCTGTGGAATACACGATAGAGTCGGGGTGAAACTTAACTGCACCAAGTCTGCGTTCTAGCATGACAGGTAGTAGCATGTTCTTGACAGGTTCTGATGCTTTAGTAATCTCGTCAAGCATGATGATGACAGGTTTGTTATCATGAATAGCAAAGCGTTCATTCGGATAGAATGTTGTTGTCTTGCTCTCATGGTTCATGGCAGGCATAGCTAGGTCGCCCAAGTCTAAGTCTGCACAATCAATATACACAGGTGTGTGGTCGGGAAATCTTGTCGCCAATGTTTTAAGTATTGATGACTTGCCGATGCCAGGTTGACCTTTGAGGTGAACTGTTACTTGTTTGCCGACTGACGCAATTAACTCTTCGGCTTGTTTCAAACTGATTTCTTGTTGCATGTTGCTCTCTCCTTTATGTTATGAACATTATTAACGAATGTTAACTTTGTTCGGGTTAATTTACTTCTACTAAAACTTGTGGGTTCTCTAACTTAATCATCTTATCTAAATATCTTTTGAATATACCTATGTTGCATTTATATTTATAGTTACTACTACTTCCGTTATATCCTTGCCATACACTATGCTGACATTGTCTTAACATATAGTAATACGCTAGATTTGTTTTATCTTCGTCAGCACAAAGTTGTAATACATTTTCGTTATAACCCAAACTGTAATTACTTAGTTGCTCATCTAATTCTTTGTCTTTATCTAAACCTTCACCATTAGTTATTTTCAATATGGTGTCTGCATACTTCAATAACTTTTTGTATGGCAAGCGTAACTCACGCATCTGACTTGCATCAAACCTATACTTTACAGGTGTTTCAAATTGTTCTATGTTTAATGGCGTGTTTGTATAGTCAAACTTATACCAATCAGTAGCGTTCATACAATGACCACCATTAACATAACATTCAATCTGATGATTCTTAACCATTGGACTTCTCGTAAAGGGTGCAGGCACATAACGCTTATGTTCAAACTCACTTATATGCACATTACCAATCCAATTTACAAAATACTGTGTGCTTGTTGACGGATAATTACCTAGCGTTATCTCTTTGTGTGTTGGATAAAATCTCACCAAGTCGGTGTCATAATATCCTGCCGTATAAACTTCTATACCATCTAGCATATCTTTGCGTAGCCACTTTTCTTTTTCATACCTATCACCAATTCTACGAACTGATTGGTTGCCACCACGAATTACTGTTCTACTATCAAACTCTTTCTTTGCTTCAGCATAATTGTCTATGCGAGGCATGTTATAAACATTGATATGAAAACCCATGTTATTCCCCTTCCTTTAAGTCATAACCTCTGTTCATCCAACTAACGAACTTCATGTTTTCTAACCAATCTTGTAGGCTAGGTATCCACCCACCACAATCTTCTTTCACATGTTGTTCACCGATAAGTCTTGTAGGAACTTCTCTGCCATCACTATTCACAATGAATAACCCGAATTGTCTTTCACATTCAAATATGCCTTGTGAGTGATGACGAATAGCCCTGTGTCTTGCATCTGCAAAACATTCTTTGGTTGCATCAAACCAATCATGGATAGGTTGGTAGTCAGCTTCAACACCTCCCCACTTCTTTACAGATGTTTTAGAATGATAATGAGTATTCATTATTCTTCCTCCTCGTCATTCATATCAAAGTGATGGTCTTCTGTGGTCATGGTATTCACACCCACATTTAAAGTTATATTTGGTGGACTCTCTGTAAAATCAATTCGTAATTGACCTTGACCACCTTCGTTGTTATACCAATCTAATCCTGTTTCATCTAATGCTCTATAACATAAATCCTCTAACACATCATTGAGTGATGTTCTCTCTGTTTTCGGTTCTTGATTACCATATGTTTGTTTAGTCCATGCTAGCATGTCATCGGGTATGCCTTGGTCTACATCATTCTTATCTCGGTAAAATATTTCTTCTACTTGACCACTATCACCACCACCTCTAAAATCTACAATTACATACTTCGCACCGAGCAGATTTAACTGCGTCAGTAGTGTTTCTTTTTCTTGCTGATTTGGAAAGATGTTTTGCATTTTTCTCTCCTCGTTGTTTCATGATTGAAACTACTAAATCGTAGTTTGTTTTGGAAGGCACAGGGGTTACATTTTTAATCCCGTAGTGCTTAAAGAATTCGCCGAGTGTTTCGGCTTGCTGTTTGTAATACTCGTTTTGATTCATGATGCTCTCTCCTTAAATAAAAATAAGACATCGTATCAAAAATGATACTTTGTCCCTGTTTATAGAACTTACTTTTACTACTCTTACAATTACTATTATACTACAACCACTTGACAATGTCAAGTTTATGTCCGAAAAAAAATCACTTACTTTTGTGTGACGAATTAAGACCTTTTAACAATTCTAAATCAGTCACAACGATATAGTTTGACTTCGGCATCGGCACAATACAATGTTTATATTGTTGTGCGTGTTTCTCACCACAAGCCAAGCAAGTTTTGTATCCCAACTTATACCTAGCGTCAGCTATATCATCACCACAATCAATGCAATTCATTAAAAATCCTTCCAAAGTAAAAACGCAATATAAATAAACGCAAACGCATAAATAGTTATTGTCATATACTTTTCTTGTCTACAGTCATCGTCTTCGTTTGTGTATGTTCCACCCCAAGCCTCTCGTGAACTTCGTGGTGTAGGTAACGGCACGCTATCGGGTTGAAAGAAACGCCACCCCTTTTTTGCGTTTGACGCAAACTTTCTTTCTTGCCATCGTTCAAATTTGCGTATGATTTTCTTTTGTTCTTTGTTCATGTTTCCTCCTTAAAGTTATTAAACCTTGTTCTTGCAAATACTTTAGTCTGTGCCAATTAGTTATAATTTTCTTACACAGGTCTTTCTGTGTGATAGACGGATTACTCCGTAGTATCTCGTTAACTCTGTGGGCATGTCGCCAATCATCTAACTTGGTATACATTAAAATAAACACTCCCCCACTAACGCAGACAAGTCTTCTTTAACTTCTTTAACTACTTCTAGCTTGATGACATTGTTGCCTTGTTCTTTATGCCACTTCGCCTCTTTCGCACTCCATCTATACTTGCGTAAGACTTCGCCGTCATCATCAACGATTGCATATGTGAAAGGTATCATTTTGATTGCTCAACCTTTGGTGGTTCTTTAGGTGGTTCTTTTGATGCATTCTCATTTATGATTACACCTAGATATACTGCCACATAAATAGTCGTAAGCCATGCGATTGTATCCATACTAAAATGTCCTTTGTTCAAAGCATTCAAGGTGCGACTTCACATAGAAGTTAGGTCGTATTTCTTCATAGAGTTCACCTTGTATACATTTTAAGTTCATGCTGTATTTCTTTTGTGTATGAGAATATTGCATGACTGCCCAAGTTAAACAACAACCTATGATAAAGCCCACTACTACAAACCCTGTGCCTTCATATTTATTATCCATCATAACCCCCTGTATGCTTCAGATAGTGCTTGACCAAACTTCTTTAGCTTTTTGTCTTCAGCTAATATTGCATCACTTTCTTTTTTAGCTTGGACTACAAACTTTAGATAGGCATCTTCACCCATGAAGTATGGAAGTAATACATGAAACGCTTTGTTTAGCTTTTCATAATCGGGTTCTTCGGGAAATGTTAGATTGACTGTATAGGCTTGTTTTAATCCTTCAATCAATACAATCTCTACTTGGTCTGGGTCTAGTTCAATTTGCACTTGCATATTTCTCTCCTTTTTGTTTATAAAAAATAAGATTAGACCACTTGACTACGGGTTCTAATCTATACCATGACTTCGGTTTCTTTATGGTGGTGTCATGGAAATTGGTTGCACCATAACTATAATCAACTTCCAATCGGTGTAATACCTTGTAAGCAATATTAAAATACTCTTGCCTTATTACCGATGGTGGTTGCACAAACCCATACCAACTAAATTGATATGGTCGTTTCATTTCACTACACACATTCTTGTGATTAAATTCAGCACGCCTCATCAACACATATCCTACGGCTATCTGTGCTTCACGGGGTTCGTGAGCAGACTCCATGTATATGGTCGTGGCGAGACAAAGTAAAGCTTGGTCAATCATACTGACCTCCTTTAAATATGTTTATACGAGTTTAGTTATAACCGAGATGGTTATTAGAATGTGGCAAAGTCCACGATGATAGATGTTTTCATAAGCATTTCTCCTTTTGATTAGTCTTCACAACTGCCGTTGATACAGGCTTTGTTGTTTAAGATTTCTTCTTCCAATGATGCGAGAGCATCTTGTTTCTCAATGTCTAACGCTTTGGCATTGAGTTCTGCATACATATCTCTAGTATACGGCTCATACCTTACCACTAAACCTGCGTCAGCACAAGCATTTATATACTCATCAAACAAAAACCGAGACACAGTATCAGAATTGATACTAATTACCATTGTTATTTTATTGCTCATTGTTTCCTCCTTGTTGTAATTTTTCTAAATACTTTCTACCTTTAGCTGATATATCATACTTGTAATCAATATCTTTAGAATACTTTAGATAACCTTTAACCCACATATAATCAGCAATTTTAACTTGGCTAAAATCAATTGAATACCCTTTCATATCTGTATTCCATTTAGTTTGTATTAACACATTCTGAAACTTAACACTCCATTCATGTGTTAGCAACATCTCAATTAGAAAATCTCTAATCATTGTGGTTTTAGTAAGTTCACTCTCTGTAATTAAGTTAACTTCGTTGCTCATCTAACCAAGCCCTCCCTGCCGTAGTTATTTTAAATGGCATTTCATTGTCACGAGAATGATAAATCAAACCTAAATGTAACATATGAGTCCAATATCGTAACCCATTAGGTTGTAATTCATCAAACTCATCAGACCAACTATGTGTTAGTAATAACTCTGTGAGAAAGCGTTTTAGTTTTTCTTTGTTAACTTCGTTGTTCAAGATACTTCCTTCCCCTTACTGATACCTCATACTTATAATCATTAGTGTCAGACCACTTCAACAGACCTAACCCGTATACATAGTCCGAGATGTGATTTGATGAACGCTCGTCGTCATATTCAATCAACACATTTACAAAACTATCCCATTGTTTAGTCAACATCAACTCTATGAGAAAGTCTTTAACCATTGTGGTTTTGTTGAGTTCACTAACTTTAAGTATTTTTAGGTCGCTTGCCATGATGTCGTCTCTCATCGGTTGCTCTGTCTTCACACATCAAACATTCAATGCATGCTTTGTCAATCAACATATCTATATAGTGTCGTTCAGTATATAACACTCGTCTGAAAAAGTCTAACTCATGTCTTGCCCAATCAATAAGCCTTCGTTCTGTTTCATAAGGTTTATATCGCATGACTTGTTCGTAAAGGGTTAGCCATTCGCTATCGTCAAACTTGTCAAGTATATCGGCAACACGATAGTTCTTAACTTGAACCCTTACAACTTCTTTAACTTGGTCTAGGCTCATCGTAACACCATGACAAGAAGTAAGAATACTGAAATGCCCCATGAGATAACTTCGGTTAATATAAGTCGGCGATACCTTGCTTTTGGTATGGTGACATACTCACTCAAATAAACTTCTCTCTCATAATCTTTAAATATTGGTTTCGTTTTCATTTTGTTTCCTTTCTGATTGATTGTTGATGTTGCATGGATTGATAAGTGGCTCTGAACAAATTTAACGAGTGTTTAAAATGTTCGGGCTTTTGTTTGCGATATGCTTCAATGACTGCCTTGACATTTTCTCGGTCAATACTGTCAAACGATTGTATGTTTTTATAGTATCGCTTGACTGCCCGTTCAACTTCCCATAACCGATACGATTTATTCTGACTGCAATAATTAGGAAAGTCTCGGTAGAAAAAGAAGACATAGTCAACAAAGTCTTCATATTGAAAGTTAAAGCGTAAAGTATTACTTGCATTTAACACATTCATATCTCTCTCCATTGTAAATAAGTGAACAAAGTTAACGATTGTTAATAATGTTCGGGGTTGAAAAGTGCAAAACATGGAAGGCAACTAAATTACAATTCCATTCTATTATTATAGCATAATGGTTGACTTTGTCAAGTTTTTAGTGCTGTTTTTAATCACCTATAAATACGTTGATAGGTGTTTGTTTTTTGGTGTTTGGATTGGGTGGTTGACTTTGTAGTTAAGTTAACTTTGTTGTGGTGCGTTGTGTAATTTTATTAAGTGCTTGATTTGATTGAATAAACGCTGTTAACTTTGTTGTAGAGTGGACTGTTTTATAACACGCTAAGTCCTTGATTTATATATAAAAATACATAAGTGTTAACTTTGTGGTTGGTATTATAACACGCTAAGTCATTGATTATTCAGTAATAATACAATATAACACGAAAAACGGCATTGCGTGGTCTGGAGGAAAAGGCAGTAAAAAAATAAAAATTGCCTAGCCACAAAGTTAAAAAAGTAAAAACAAATTTTCCAGCCGAAACAATTTTTGAATTTCTGTGTATTTTTGTATTTTTATATTAAGTTATTGATTTATATATATATTTTATTTTTAGCGTTTGCAAAGTTGACAATCGTAAGTCATTGATTTTTCAGTAATAATACACAGCTTAAAAAATAGGCAATCGTAAGTCATTGATTTTCCAGTAATAATACAGGGCTTGTTATAATACACCATGTGCGTGTTATAATATACAAAGTCAACTAGTTTACATTGTGAACCTTTTTAACAGGCGTTAACTTTGTTCGTAGGCTTCAGCTTTGGCTTTGGCTTATACTTTCTTTACGGTCATAACTACGGTCATACAAAATTAACGA